CGGGCTTTATTTTGCGAATTTGAGCTACTTTCTACCATAACACAACTGCAATGTCTACACCTAGCATAAGAATATGCTGGAGCTTCTATTTTAATCTTGCAAAGTGGGCAGGTGTAGGTTTTCAATGTTTTTGTTATCATTTTATTTATTTTTTTATCCATTGTTCAGTTGCTCCAGTCCAGCAAGGGAGGTCTTGGAATTTCGTTTAATATGTGTTATGTCTAATTCTTTTGTTTTATTGTTTCTTTCATTTTAATTTGTCTCCTGCAAGTTCATCTATTTCTTTTTCACTTAGAAGGTAAATTATTTCTCTGTTTTGTGAAGGATTTTTGCATTTTCCTTTTTCTTTTAGTAATCTAATAAATTCTTTAACATCTTCTTCTGAATAATATGATTTCTTTCCACTTTTTGGAAAATAAAATCCTGCACTTTTTTCGCTTAAATTAAATTCTGTCATTCTTCCACCTCCTTACTACATTTACCTATTTTAGTTAAAATCTCTCTCCTACGGGCTTTATTTTGCGAATTTGAGCTACTTTCTACCATAACACAACTGCAATGTCTACACCTAGCATAAGAATATGCTGGAGCTTCTATTTTAATCTTGCAAAGTGGGCAGGTGTAGGTTTTCAATGTTTTTGTTATCATTTTATTTATTTTTTGTTTTTTTGTGATTGTGCGAACTATTTTTAACTAAATTTCATTTACTTTGAGGACTTTGCTAAAAATAGCTACTATAGGAGAGCATCGTTCCTCTCCTAGAGGTATAAAAACCCTCAAAGTCCTCAAAGTGTTTAAATTTTCCATTTAATTCCCTCCCAAACTTTATTCCAAATATTCATTTCTTCCCTGTTTCCTTCTGTTACCCCAAATGTTTCTTCCAATGTCTTTTTTATTACAAAATCTGATTTTGCATTTATTTTATGTTTTTTACAATATTCAATATATTTTCTCCTAAAATCCTTTTTAGAAATATAACCATCATATTGTTCTTCAATGTTATCTAAAATAAAAGCCATAACTGAATTACTTTTTCTTACCCATAATTTTTTAATGTCATCTGTTCCTTCTGTGTAACTAAATCCTTTATTTGCATTTAATCTATCTAATCCATTCAAAAACTCAATTAGCATTCCTTCCATTTCTTCTTGAGTTGTTATTTTGTCAATTATAGATTCATCTCTTAATTTAAGGAATTCAGTGTCTTTTGCAATAGATAATTCTTGTTCTGAAACAAAAGTATAAGGAAACTCCAACAAAATCCATCTATCCCAAAATCCTCTTGAATTATCATAGACCATAGGCAGTTCATTACATGCAAAAATAAATTTTGCATGGTTAACAAAAGTTATTGGATTTAGAAATTTTCTTGGAGCAGAAATTAAACTTCTTCCTGTTAATGCCTTAAACATAGAAGTATCCTTTAAATCTTGATTATTAATTTCTCCTGAAAGATTAACCATTTTAGAATAAAACTCAGAAATAATAAAAGTATTTGGAATAATTGAGTTAATAGGAACAGAACAACAGTTTTCTATTCCAATTAATCTCTTTATTAATTCTAAACTTTTATCTTTTCCATTTCTTCCATTTCCAACAAACATAAATGCTTTTTCAAATTTATATTCCTTTAGTAAACAATATCCTCCCAATTCATAAAAAACTTTAATATCTTCCTCTTTTGATAAAATATCTCTTAAAAATTTTTCAATTTGTGGGCATTTTGCATCTGGATTATATTTTACTGAAAGTTTATTAAAAAAAATTTTTTTTGGATTAAAGTTGGTTAGCTCTCTTGTATTTATATTTAAGATTCCATTTTGAACAGGTATCTCGTATGTATTTTCATTTTTAAAAAAGGCATCGTGGTCTATATATGTATCTGCTTCAATTTTGTTCATAACCAAATTAAATACAAATGCAGAAAACCATTCCTCCAAAACCTCTCTTAAAAGAATTTTTATCTCGCTTTTACCTTGAGGAACATATATTCCATCTTTATAAATCCATGTTTCATTATTTTTATCGTCTTTGGTTGTGTATATGTAATGTTTTCTTTTAATATATTCCACTAAAATTTCACTCGCTTTGGCAATTTCTTTATTTCTAACTAATGACAAATATTCTTCTTTTAATCTCTTTTTTTCTTCTTTATCTTTATCGTAAATTTTTCCAATAATCTGTTTTTGTAATCCTGAATCAATAATAATTTTATCTCCTTCTATTTTACCATATTTTTCAAAAGAATTCATAAAATATTCCTTAAATCCTTCTAAAGGCAATTTGTCATTTTCTGTCATTTACTCCTTCTCCTCCTTTAATTTTTCAATAAAATCTACATCAATAACAATATTACCTAAAACATAACCTAACCTATGGCATTTTTCAGAAAAAGATAAGTTAGTTTGTGTTTCCATCACTCTCTTTCCTCCATCGGTTTCGTAAAATATGTTACCTTGTATAGATCTAAGAAAAATATTTGTTCTTTACCATTTCTATCATCTTCAAAAATAAATGAGGAATCTGTAAAAGAAATAACATAACCATTTCGATATGTTCTATCTTTTAAAACAAGATGAAGTTTCCGAGAATTAATTTGCGATTCTTTTATTATCGTTTCATTCAATTCATTATCATTATTTTTCATTATCATTCTTTTATTTAATCCCACTTATATTTAAACATTACTTACTATTTTTTAGGGACAATCTCGGCAGTGGTTGTCCACACTATTTAAAGTCATTAGACTACAGGCATATGCTCTAATTGCTTCCATCCTTTTTTCTGCCGAGTATGTTTGATTTGTTTTCATTTTTTATTTTAAAGTAGTTACAAATCTTTAAAAATACTTTTGTTTATGCTAAAGTTATGGGAACGAATAAACGAATAAAAATTATTACAAACTCGGGATTCAAATACGAGGGTGAGCTTATTTCTGAAGATAATATTTTTTTAGAAATCATGGATAATAAACAAGGAAAAATAAAAATTCCTCTAGTTAATATTTCTATTATTAAGGAGATTGGAGAATGAACGAAACTTTGCAAGCATTGAGCATTTATGCATTAGTTGGCGGATTAGTTATACTTGGAGTTTTAGCTTACATAATTTTCAAAGAGATGAAAGGGGGTGAAAATAAATGGAACAAGGAACAACACTTGGAGATTTCGCAAGGACATACGAACCAATTGAATCAACCAAAAATATAGCCGATTTGCCAGAAGTATCTACTGACATAAAGCTTGTTGATGATGAATTTGAGTTCACCGATAAAAAAACTGGCGAAGTTAAAAAAGTAATCCAGAAGATAATCGTCGTTGACGGCGAGAAGTATCGTGTGCCAGTATCGGTCATCCAACAACTTAAAGTGTTTTTGGAAGATAGTCCGAATCTTAAAAAGTTTAAGGTTAAAAAATCTGGAACAACAAAAGACGACACTAGATATACAGTCATCCCGATTATATCACAATAATATTCTTCTGTCTATGTGCAGAAGTAACGAGGGAGTTTTAAAGACCATCTTTTTCTCCCTCGTAAGGAAATAAATTTATGCTTTCGTGGGGATATTTTAGCACCCACAATTAAAATCAAAAAGAAATAAAGAAAAATGGATAAAAAAATAAATAGAGTAACAAGCAAATGGGAACATGACTGTGGAACAGTATCGATGAGAATCATTGCTCCCGAAGAAATAAATTTAAAAGATTTATTTTCTCAGTGGAAATATCTAGTAGCTGCTCTCGGATTCGAGATGGAAGGATATGAACTTGTTAATGAGGAGGAAATAGAATGAGACAAAAACTCTATTGCCCATATTGTAATCACGAATATGATGAAGACTACTTTTCGGGATTTAGAGAAGACGCAAATTTAAAAGAAATGTGCCTTAATTGTGGAAAATATTTTATATTGAATGTTTCAGTTATGATTGATTATGACTTAAGAAAACAATGCGAATGGAATAATGAAAAACACTCTTGGATAGACATCGGAAATGATTGTGTTATTTGTGATGAGTGCAATTATATAGAATTAAAAAAGAATGCAGAGGGGTGGGAAGAATGAAATTAAATACACCACAATATAACAGTTTAGCATTTATTATAATTTATTTGCTACCGCTTGGACTTTTTTTCTTTAGAGGTTGGATGGGAGCGGGATATTATCTCGGATTAACAATTATGAATCTAGAACAACTCATACTAAAAAATAAAGAAAAATGGCACAAGGAATAAAAGAATGGATTTTAAAGAATCTAGAGGGATTGTTTATATTATTTTTAATTATAATGCTTTTGTTTACAATTTTTGCTTATGGCAATGATATGAAAAAGATTAAAAAATATTATAATGAAAATTGTTATTGCTATGGTAAAGACAATAATTTTCAAGTTGATTTTTCAGAATTAAATATTGGGGAGAATAGAGAGTGGGTTTTTCACAATTTATCTTGATGCTTATTGTATCTGGGGTATTTTGGTGGTTTTCTGGTAGCATGTGGAGTGGCGTATATTTCTTTTTATTTTTAGTCATAATTAAATTTATTTTTGATTACATTTTTTATCAATAATGGCGCAAGAAGACATAATTAAATTATTGGAAGAAGTAGGAGAAGCATTATCTCTTTCAGAAATAGCGGAAAAATTGAAAGATAAAATGAATTTATCCGCAGTAACAAGAGCGATTTCCCAAATGACTAAATACGGCGAGATTGAATCAATAGAGGTTGATTTGAGAATTGCTCGCCGTATTTTTGGGAAAAAGGTTAAAAATAAGTTAAAAATGTATTTTACGGAGTAACTACTTTCGTTATTTTCTTGACTTCTTTTTTACCTTTTTTTTAAGTTTAGGGAATTGATTAAAACCCCTAATTACTGCACTTGTTCCAGCAACAGCTACTAAAGAGGTTGCGGTCATTCCGATTATATTTGATATATTTTTCATTGCTTTTTTCTTTTTCTTCTCATAGAAGGTCTTACTGAAACAAAGTATCTTCTTTGTCCATCAAGATTAAATCTTTTTGATGTTCTTTCAATCATTTTTACTACAATTCCTTTTCTAGATAATTTCTTCTTGACTTCTTTTTGATTTTTACCATATATATATGCCATTTTTTCTTTTCCTCCTATGATTTTTAATTTATTGTGGGATTTACACCCACCCTACGAAGTTCTTCCGTAGTCGTGCAGGTTGAGTTATAGAGAGAGCCTGTTCTCCGACAAACAAAGAGTGTTTATACTCTTGCACCGCCGCCAGCGAAGCTTCTAATCACGAAGAATAGAACAACTCCCGCAGCAAGAACTAACAAGATGATTCCAAGCCATGGCGTGAAATCGTAAAACATCTTAACAATGGAGTCCGTAGCATTAGATGCATACGAATCTTCTGGTAAGCTTGTTTTTATATTAGTCATGATATACATAACCAACGCCAGCAAGATACCAATAGAAGCTATGACTAAGATTCCACCGTAAAGTCCACCAAGCGATTGTCCTCTCTTGTTTTTCAATACTGATCTCATTTATTTACCTCCTATAATTTAATTAAAAATAAGAAGGAAAACTTCTTTATATATAATTTGTTCACATTGTAACAAAATGTTACACATAAAATTGCCCCTTGAATTGTCTTTTGATATTCGTTGTTACATCTGAATAAGAGGGTCTAAAACCTCTAACTTTATCAAATTCCTCAATGATTTTATCTACCCATTCCTTAAATTCTTTTGATACTCTCATAACAAAATCTTTTTCTTCTTCCATTATTCAAATCCTTCTTCTAAATATGCCCAGACAGCACCAATTCCAGTAAAAAGGATAAAGGTATACATTATTCCAGTTGAAGTCCACCCAAGAACTCTAAAAATAATGGATAAAATCATACAAATAAATGAAGAACCAGCAAACGATTTTCCGTTTGAGGTGGAACCCCTAAACATCATAAACAAGATTATGAAGATTCCAAAAAGCATCGAGTTAAAAAATAATCCACTGGATGCTTCGCTTATGTAATCAAAAAAGCTTGTAACATCTTCTATTGTTGTGTTTGTTTGGGTTGGTAGTTTTGTCATTTTACATTTTGGTTTTAGATAGTGATGAGATTATCACAAATACGATTATTACTATTATAATTGAAAATGCAGCACCAAATAATAAGTTTCCTATTTCTAACGGTATTCCCAGAGAGAGTGTCATTTGTGCGAATGTATTTTGGACAATTCCAAAGCTACCAGCTACCAACTGTATGACCGTAACTGTTGAACCGAAAATTAAATCAATCGTTCCTTTTAATCCCAATCCCTCTTTAGATGTAGCTGCACTTCCCATCTGTTCTGCTAATCCTTGTGTGTATTGTGCTTGATTATATGTTGAATTAAAAGAGGGATCAGACATATCGCTGACATTATATCCTTCTTTTACGCTTGAAATATCTGAAACAATTAACGCACCAATACCAACTACAACGGAAAATAGAATTATCATTATTACATAATCTCGCATTAACATTCCTTTTTTATTCATCTTCTCATATTCCACAATATAAACACACCTATTGCAGTTACCCCCCATATAGTTATCATTCCGAGTGAGGCAATCCCTAATATTTGAACTCCCCAAAGCCCACCGATCATTCCAACAATTCCACCACCAACCCCTCCAACTATTGAACCCGCTAAAACAATAACCATTATAATAATCAGCCCCCAAAACAGCCCCTCATTACCGAATATTTGTTTTATTGTGTTAATTACAAATTGTCTTGCCCAAACTAATATTTCTGGACTTCTAGATAAATATCCTTCCGCGTAAACAGTTCCTTCAATCCCGTCCATCGGACAATATAGAGTAGCCGCACTTGAGGTAGAATTGATATTGCAAATTACATCTTTTTTATTGTTTAGAGTTCTATAAACTAACAACCTCCCATAAGAAGTTGTCCCAGATGTATCAATATAGGTATAAACAATCTCGTTTCTGTCTGTGTCGTAATACGGTCCCGTATAAATCAAGTTAGCAACATCTCCGAAGTTTTTCCATCCTTCAACTTTTCCTTCTTCTATTGATATTGGCAATGTGCAAGGAGTTGTAGTGCAGTAAACTTTTTGAACTGGAGAGGTGTAGACTACCTCTCCATTTTTTACAACTTGTATTCTGTAATCTTCTGTATCTGTTTCCAGATATACAACCGTATTTCCAGATTCATCAGTTTTACCCATGGATACAACATTGTAAGTATTCGTTCCTGGATAATATCTTTGGATATAGATATATGTGTCTGCCACTGGAAGCTGAGATTTATCCCTCACTTGAACTATAAACGCTGTCGCTTGTGCTTTTTTTAATAGATATAATCCTATGTCTTGCGTTTGATTATTTAACTTTGCTTCAAAAAAATAATAATTTCTTTTTACATATTCTTCTTTTTCGTATTGAATTATTGCGTCTGTTTTTATTTCTAATTCCGACGGAGATATGCAAAGGGAAGCGGAATTTATCGATAGATTTTGAATTGAAATTATCTTTTTTATTTCTCCAGAACCTAACCAATAACTAAAGGTTCCTAAGAAATTCCAGTTGTTTAATTGAGTTTTATCTTCTTCATCATATGCCTTAAATTCCAGTGCTTTTGTTCCAG